AATCTTTAAACTTGGCATTATAAAATGGTGCGACGGTCATTCCAACTGACAATGTACCATTTATATCAATTTTACTTGATGTTTCAGAAATAATACTATTACCTATCGCACTTCCACTTGTAAACTTGGGAACATAGTTTGTTGTACCTGTACCTGTAACAGGGTTAGTTAAAGTAGATACACTACCATCTGCCTTTAAATACTGAGCTGATGTACCACCACTCTTAATTAATGATGTTGCCGTAACACTACTCGAAAAAGTTGCATCTCCACCAGAGTTTAATGTTAAAGCATTAATACTTGTACCAACTCCATTTACAGTTCTTAACTGCATACTTGTGGCATAACTAATATTATATATGTTTCCAAAATAAACACCTGCATTACCTGTTAAACTTACTCCATAACTTAATGAATTAGTATATGTTGTACTACTATGTAAAGTTACGTGAGGTAAATAAACACCACTTGAAAACGAAGCACTTGTTCCTATTAATGCACCCGTTAATGTACCTCCAGTTAATGGTAGGTAAGCACTTAACGCACTTGTTAAAGCAAGAGTTCCTGTGGCACTTGGTAGTGTGTATGTAAATGTACCATTAGAAATTGTACTGCCTAATGTTAAAACGCCACTTACCCTCGCAGTACCATTTACATCTAATTTAAAACCCGAATTGGCGGTAGTGCCTACCAAGAGATTCCCTCCCAACCAAGTTGATGTTGTTGAACTATTGCCTATCCACGTTCTGTTTGATTCAGTTGCACTTACACCTACACTTTGATTGCCGATAAATATATTATTACTACCTGTTGTGTTGGCATTTGTTCCTGTTCCATAACCTGCACTATTACCATTAGCTGTGTTGGTACTGCCCGTTGTGTTGGATAATAAAGCATTAACCCCATTAACTGTGTTGCTATTTCCTGTTGTGTTGGAGTATAATGCACTTGCACCATTAGCAGTGTTGCTACTGCCTGTTGTGTTTGAGAATAATGCAATTGCACCATTAACTGTGTTGTTATATCCCGTTGTGTTGGATAATAAAGCATTAACACCAATAGCTATGTTGTAAGAACCCAAATATGATGCTCCACCACCTGTTCCACTACTTAATCCACCACCACCTATAAAGATGTTTTGTCCATCACTACCTGCACCATAAAATGTAGATATAGTTCTTGCTTGTCCACTTGTATTAACTATTAAAGTTGTTGCCGTAACACTACTCGAAAACGTAGCACTTGTCCCCGTTAATGCACCTGTTAATCTCGCAGTACCTGTCACATCTAATTTAAAACTTGGTGATGTATTTCCGATACCAACATTTGAAGCACCAATAGTCATTACATTTGTTGAACCACTACCAAAATGTTGTTTTTCTGCTAAAATTTCTCTCCAATACCATGTTTTAGATGTTGTTGGAGTACCAAAACTTGCATCAACAGATATTCCTGTCCAAAGACTCCAAGTTTGCCAATCTGTTCCTGTTCCTGTTCTGTATGCCCAAGTTCTTTCATAAACATTGTTACCTCCGGCCCCACCAACATTTTGTAATGTCTGTAGCAGTAAATAATTTCCTGTAGTTCCACCTAAATTAGTAGAATCAAAAACATGGAATTTACTTTCTGGTGTTGTAGTTCCAATACCTACGTTAGTGCCATTATCAAAAATTAAACTATTACCTATCGCACTTCCACTTGTAAACTTGGGAACATAGTTTGTTGTACCTGTACCTGTAACAGGGTTAGTTAAAGTAGATACACTACCATCTGCCTTTAAATACTGAGCTGATGTACCACCACTCTTAATTAATGATGTTGCCGTAACACTACTCGAAAAAGTTGCATCTCCACCAGAGTTTAATGTTAAAGCATTAATACTTGTACCAACTCCATTTACAGTTCTTAACTGCATACTTGTGGCATAACTAATATTATATATGTTTCCAAAATAAACACCTGCATTACCTGTTAAACTTACTCCATAACTTAATGAATTAGTATATGTTGTACTACTATGTAAAGTTACGTGAGGTAAATAAACACCACTTGAAAACGAAGCACTTGTTCCTATTAATGCACCCGTTAATGTACCTCCAGTTAATGGTAGGTAAGCACTTAACGCACTTGTTAAAGCAAGAGTTCCTGTGGCACTTGGTAGTGTGTATGTAAATGTACCATTAGAAATTGTACTGCCTAATGTTAAAACACCACTAACTCTTGTAGTTCCAACAATGTCAAATTTAAAACCTGAATCTGTATTTGTTCCTATTTGAATATTGCCATTACCTTTGATTTGCATCTGGTAAATTGTATTACTACCTAATGTGCTAAAGAATATATCTTGTGCTACTCCACCTGTTGCATTAGCATTAGCAATAAAACCTACTTTATTTTGTGCATCAGATGAAAATACAACTGCATTAGAATTAGCAGATGGAACAAAATTACTTGGATAAAAATCAAAACTTCCTCTTGTAACACCTCCGGCATCTACTAAAGAAATTCCGGTAGTGGCTGTAGTTCCTAAATTTGTATTTTTAATTATTAATCCTCTGTTGTATGTATTATTAGAATATTCAATTTGTAATGGTACACTTGGTGTTGATGTTCCAATGCCCAATCTATTATTTTTTGAATCTGCATACAACCAACTGCCTATCCTTAAAGCATAATTTGTAGTTCCTGTAAAAGCACCATTTGTAAAAGTTGGATTAATATCTAAACCTACTAAAACATCGCCATTTGCACCGGCAACTAATGTCGAACTTAAATGGATTCCTCTTGCTAACCCTAATAAAGTACTTATAGATCCCTGAACATTAAATAAACCTAATCCTACTGTGCCTGCTACAGTAATTGTTGCGCCATTATCATAAATTAAACTATTGCCAATTGTACTACCTGATGTAAATTTGGGTATGTAATTTAATGTGCCACTTAAAGCATTAGCCTTGTTATTAAATGTATTCCAATCGGTGCTACTTAAAAATCCATTAACGGATCCAGATGCCTGACTAATTGATATTACGTTTGTTGTAATGCTCAATGGCCCCGTAGCGCTTGTAATCCTATTTAAATAAGCAATATCCCAATTAGTGGTATCAGTTGTTGTAGGGATTTCAAATCCTGCTGTTAAACTTATAACCCCTGTAGTATTGGTATATGTTAAACCAAATGCTGTGGTAGATATTGCAGTCAATGGAATAAAATTACTCGGATTGCTTGCCAAATAATAAGTATTACTATCCACAGATCCATCAGCTTTTAAAAATTGGCCTGATGTTCCACCGGTTTTCTTTAATGATGTGGCAATTAAGGATCCATTTACTTGTACTATGTTAACATTATCGTTTACAACTGTTCCAAATAACCATTTTCCATCGCTTGCTATTCTTGCGCTTTCTATATCATCGGCCCTAAATATTACCGGATGTGGTGTTTCTGATCCAATGTTAACTCCAGAATTTAAGGTACTAAATACACCTTTAATCGAATTGTCTGCATGAGTAATACCAATTAATGCAGCTGCTGAAATTCCCTGTACTATAAAGTTTGTGGCCCCTGTATAATATGCAGGCAATTGACCTATAAAACTATTTGCAACTGAATCTATTCCACCCCTTGCTGTTGCTGATCCATTGGTATAAAATTTTATACCTTGACCTGCCCTTGTAGCTACAATTGCTGCATCAGATGTGGTATTTGCTTGCCATGCACCCGATATGCCAAAGATGGCCGTTTCTGTGCCATTCTGCCTTGCGCTAAATGAACCACCACCCGTTAATCCTGTATTATCAATAATAATTTTAGGATAGGCCGTAGAATCTTTTGCATGGATTATGTGTGCAGGTGATGTAACACCCAAACCTAAATATCCGGCAGCTGTTAATCTTGCTCTTTCACTTGTACCGGCATATAATGTGGTGAAATCACCTATTACATCTGTTCCTATTCTAAATTCCCCTGTTGCATTTGTTCTTTTTAAGATCTGGTGTGTATCAATTCGGTAGCTATATGCCCCATCAATGGCAATATTTCCATTTAAAACGGTTAACATATCAGCCACCCCAAAAGGATTTGGAATAATACCAACCGTACCCCCGATAATTACATTTTCAAGATCATCAAAAATTAATGAATTTGAAATACTATTTGTGCCATCAAATCTTGGCACATAATTTATACTACCTAACCCAATTATTCCCCCTGCATTATCTAAAGCAGTTGCAAATTGTATGTTTCGCCATACCAAATCATCCTCATACCATTGTAAAATGTCAGTGTCTGTTCTTGTTATAACCTGTACATCATGCAGTTCCTCAATTTCATAGCCATTATCTACCTTAACATAGATTTTTCCATGTATTGCATGGGCATAAACCACAAAACCCATAATCACCGTATGCTCTGGTGCTAATGGTTTTACATTGGTAATATCACCTGCGACTAATGGTGATAAATAAAGTATATCACCATCTGCCCATGTTTCACCTTGCAGTGATCCTGTTGTATTTATTTCATTAACTAATCCTGATGATGTTATAAAACCTTCCTGATTGTTATTTATATTTTCAGTAACTAAACCTAATGTACCTGCTGATGTGCCATCAGTAACAGCTAATGCCAAATCAACTTTTAATCTTTGACCTTGCGCCCCACTAATATAAACTGCATGGTATTGTGATTCTAATAAATTGGTACCTGTTTTATTTACTACTCTTGTAACTAATTCTTGACCTATTTGTAAAGTAACATTACCACCTTTTAATTTTAAATCAACTGTACCATCTGTGTTATTCCATGCCATTGTGCCGGCACCTACAGGAATCGATGAATTAGTGGTGTTAAATTGTACGAAATCAGATAGTAAACCAAAGGTGCCTAAATTTAAATCCTGTAATGCCCCTATATATGGCACATAGCCTCCGCCTCCACCACCACCATTGATAATATTATACCATATTTTTTCAATGGATGTTAAAATAGTATCGCTTGCCGTTACTGTTCCTGATATTGGAACGAATCCGGCTAATGCTGTGGCTAAAACTCTGGCTGTTGTAAAATATAATCGTGATCCTTCGGCTATGGCTGATGTCGTAGTGCCTATAGGTAGATATAAAGTATTGGCAACCGCAGCTGTTAAAAAACCACTTGGATTGGATGCTAAATAATAGGTATTATTATCTAATGATCCATTCCCTTTTAGAAATTGTGATGCTGTGCCACCTGTTACCTTAAATTGTGCTGCTCTTAAAAATCCATTTTGATCAATAAATACATTTGATCCTTGACCAAAACCATCCGAAATTTGCTTTTCCGATGCCGTTAATATATCATTATCAATTAATTTTAATAGCGCTTTGTAGGTGTCTGCGACAAGTTTACCGGTTAATGTAGCCATTTAATATTGCCTTTATATTTCGTGCAATTTAGACAAAAAATCGTTTAAAAATTTGTAGGCCAATTGCTAACAATATTAGGATAATTAATATCTGATTTATTAATGTTTGAATCCATCCTAATTTTTTGGTTTCTGATTCCCTGTAAATGGTTTTTGTTATGTATCTATATTCTATTCTATATTCATTGCTATTAATATACGGATAGTAATTAATAGTTGCCTTTAGCTTGCCTTTTACACCACTTATAATCACTTCACCTTGCTGACCTTTTATCCTCTCTCTAAATGGCTTTAAAATGCCATTAGAATCGCATGGATTTATAATCAATATTGTATCTTTTAACTCTTTATATTCTGTAATTATTTTTGTGATTACCACAGAATCTTTTTGATCTGTGATTACAGGTAATTGTTTTGCTGATCTACACGAAAAACTAAAAATGATTAGTAAAAATGCAAGATATTTCATGATTGAAAATATAATTTAGCCTCTGCCATTCTTCTAATGGTTAATCCGGTTAATGTTTTGCCCCCTGATTTATTCCATTTTAAAAATTCATCTTTAATAGTTAAATCATTGGGATCCTTATTTACCTTTTTTAATAATGTACTGCCTTTTAAATTGTTTGGCCCTACATTATAGCAAAATGAACATAACGCACTAAACTGATTGCTGTTAATATCATCCCTGCAAAATGAATCTACTGATCTTTGAAATGGTTTTAGTAAATCCATCAATAATTCTGTGGCTTTTTCCTCTGTAATTGCAGGATCTGTTAATTTTACTTTGCCCCCCTCTGGATAAAATGTAGATCCATACCCAATGGTATTAACTCCGGCAGGACATTTGTAGGGATTTGCTTTAAATCCTTCAAATTTCTTAATTAGATCTATTCCAAATTGATTGCAAGATGTAATTTTCACTTGATTGGTTTTGTTTTTTTACTATATTCTTATTCTATTGGTTTTGTTTTAATAACCTTTGGCGCTTTACCTATCTTTAAATTATGGTTTTCAACTCTTAAACCTTCAATTTCTATGGTTAATTCATCCACTTTTTGACTTAATTGATCCACTTTCGCTTCCAATTTTTCATTCATGGCCGTAAACATATCAATGACTTTCTGGGAATTCTCTAATTGTATTGTACTTATGTCGGCATTCTCTTTTCTTCTACCTACAATCCACCCTATAAATGCTGATCCTGCTGATGTAATTAATGCTATTATTGTTTCCCTTGATTCCATTGTTATAATTGTTGAATTTTATTGCTGATTTCTACTATGCCCCGAAAATAGGTATAATCTGAATCCTCATCAGTTAAATAGGTAGTTCCTTCATTTACGCAGGTAAATACAGAAAATCCATCAGCTGACAAATCAAAATAACCTGCTGATCTGGTTCTAATTAATTGTAAAATTTGTGAAATTGCTTGATTGGCCTGTAGTTCTCCACCCGAATCGCCACTAAATCTTGTAACTACTTCTATTCTTGTTAATGTTTCAGTGATGTAACTTGTTTGATTAAAATCAGTTTCATTGGTACTCACAGAATAAACATAAATGTATGGATAAATTGATGTGCTTGGCACCCTGTTGTAAACCGGTAACACCGTAGCATTTAATGTAATGGTTCCCGTTAATCTGGTGATGATCGCCTTGCGAATAAATTGGATAGCCTCTAACATTATTTGGTCAATTGTTTAATTTTATTATCTAACCTTATTTCTAATTTATTTAATTCCTTTTTTATGTTTGTAAAGAAAAATGGCCTTGCAGGCAATACTACTTCTTTAACTCCTTTGCCCTTAAATTGCGCTGCATAACTATCATTAAAACCCAATGCCTTTAAATGGCTTAAATCTACCTTTCTGCCTGTACCAAATTCAACGTATGGCGCATAAGGTGCTTTGGCAAATATGCTCACTTTGTTAGTACCTACCCTTTCGAAAAAAATACTTTGCATCAAATTGCCTGTATCTTTTACCACATCTATTTTCATTCCTCTCACTGCAAATGCAGCTGTATAAGCTAACTCATTGGACAACTCTTGTGCTGCCAATTGGCCTAACTGTTGGATCTTTTTTTTTAATGAATTTAAATCCCCTTCATTAATAGTTATGCCATCCTTTTTAGCCATTATGCTTCAATCTTGGTAGCTGTAATCTTAACCCAAAAATTCTCAATGGTTTGGTATCCGGAATTTATCCTGTATGTGGAGGCATTTCCCTCAACCTGTAATATATCTTGATTCTGTATTAGATCAGCTGTTGGCCTTCTAATCATAATCTCAATTTGTGTTTCAAGTGATCTAATTCCATTCTTTGCTGAAATATCACCTGATGTTTCCATAACTCTACACCAATATGTTCCAATAACAGCTGTGGTAGATGTCCAACCACCATAGCCATCAGCAGTTTTTGTTAATCTGCTAACTATTATTCTTTGCTTTAGATCACCTGATGTTAATGCCATTATACAAACATTGCTTTAAGTCCATTTAAAATACTTTGCGCTGATGATGGTACATCTTGCACAATGGTTCCTGTAACGTAATCAGTTCTATTATCGTAATAAGTACTGACCATCATTAACAATGCCTGTTTTAATAGGCCATCATTCATGCCGGCTGTGGTGTAATTAATTTTAATATTTACTGCCTCACCTATTAATTCTACAATCTTATCATCTAAACCAAATACATTATATGTCAATGCCGTATTATCTACAGTACCGGTAACACTTTGGATTGATGCAATTGGGCCAAATGGCACATCAATTAATAAATCTAATCTTACAGCAGGTAAATAATATGTTCTGGTCTTTGCGACTATATCTCTGGACATATAATTTTCGGCTGCTATTCTTGCAGCTGTAATCATTGTACCTATTAGCGCATCATCAGCAGATGTATCTATACGAACAAAGTTTTTAACATCACTTGTTGTGATAATTTCTGATCCTGTTGTGCTATTTATTTTTATTTGGCGCATTTTTCTTTTTGCTTATAGCTTTTGTTTCGTAAACTGCTTTTTCTTCTTTGGTTTCTACCTCGGCCACTTTAATTTCCTTTGTTTCTGCCTCCACCATTACACCAATTTTTTTTTCTAAATAATATTTCTCCAGATCCTTTGGTAAATAATAGGATTCCCCTGCTATGTGCATGGTTTTACCATTACAAACAGTCTTTATAATTTTAATTTGTGCCATGTTAATCTATGTTTTCGGCTATATCTAATGATTCATCATCAATAACCGGATCTATAATTTCTTCTATTTCTTCTTCTACTATTTCTTCTACTTTCTTGGATGATTTAATGGCCCATCCTTTTGATATAAACAATTTTTCAACCTCGGATGAAACATCAAAAATACCGTATGCCTTATAATAGTGAATACCATCATTAACATTTTTTAGCATTGTTATTTTGCCCATATTGTTTTATTTTTTGAACAAATATAAAAGAAAATGGCACCCGAAATTCAGGTGCCATTATTCTATTTGGATTATACAATTAATTAAACATCAATTGCTGCAATATCAGTAGAGAATGTACCACCAACAAAGGCCAATGGCGCATAGTTAGTTAATGCAATTCTTTCTGTTAAACGAACAGTTACAAATCCTTCCCTTACGTTAATTCCATCCTCACGGAAAAATTCTAATGCAAGATTCTCACGCACCCACATTTGAGTTCCTAAAGCAAAATTACCAACTAAATAAGTTCCTGCCGTAACAGCTGTATTAACTACAACCGGCACACCCAAGAAATTTGGTGTTAAACCTTGATAAACTTGATCTTTCAAATACTCATTCGTGGTAGCTTTCAATAATAAGATTTTAGTAAAATCTGTTGGCGAAAGCATGATATAATCAGCTGTGTAATTAACCAAAGCTAATTGATTAATTGCAACTGTTAAAACGTCAAATTGATTTGCTGCCGGAACTGCTGCTGCGAATGATCCTGCTGCAAAAGCTGTAGCAATTGAATTGATACCCTCAATGTTTTGACCTGATCCATTACCATAAAGCAATTGTGCATCCTCAACAGTCAATAATTTCTCTGGCGCACGCGCTGATAAATATGATGTTAATTGAGCAGTATCTGCTAACATTTCTTCAGAAATACGGAAATAAGTACCGATTTTTCTAACGTTTGCATCCTCTGCTGTCAAATCAAAATCTGATTCTGGATATAATCCACCTTGTGCAATTGGTGCCGCACCGTTATCATAAGCAGTTTCACGCACAAAACGTACCACCTCTGATTGTGTAGATCCTTGCGCTAACAATTGGCGCACATGAACCGGTCTTGTAGGATCAAACTTAATACCTGCAACATATTGAGCAGGAATAACCTCACCTGTAAAATTGTTAGCTACAGTCATATCCCCTGCTTTGATTTCAAATGCAGCTGAACGACTATTGCCATTTACCATACCTTCTAAAGCACCTTTGCTGATCCCTTCAATCAAACCTTGCTTAAATGATTTCACTGTTGCACCACTTGCTGTTTTTTTAGCAGCAATTTCGGCAGCATCAATGCGTGAATGAATTTCAGTAAATTTAGTTTCTAAATTCTTGATTTCACTTTTCAATAACTCATCAGCCTTTCCTGTTGCACTTGCAACTGCTTGGCCTTCTGCTTTCTCGATTCTCGAGTCAATGGCTGAATTTAATTCATCCAATTGTTTTTTGATATCCTCTGACATATTCTATTTTTTTATACTTGTTTTTAAATAATTAAATATTTCGGAAATGTCCTCACTTTTATCTACCGGCAATGTGGCATCTGGTGCCGGCACTGTGGTAATGTCAATAAATAATGATTTCAATTTCATCAATTCTCCTTCAATTGCGTATCCAAGTTCATCAGATACATTTTCTTTTTTGATCATTTTTGCCAAAATATCAAATCTCTTTGCTAATAGATCCTGATCAATCATTCCTTTGGCATCTGTGATCATAGCTAATGGATTTGCTGCTAATGTAACGCATGAAATCTCATATAACTTTACTTCTTTTAATTCACGCACTCCATCCTGTCTAAATGATTTTACTATTGGCATGATACCTACACTATTCTCATTGATTACCCCATTTTTCATTAATAACAAAACATCCTGCCCCATTCTTGTCATAGGAATTTCAGCGACAAAATATAAACCATTTCCATCCTCACGCAATTCTGTAAACTTACCTAATGGCTGATCTATACGGTGCTGATTGCAATAACGTACCCTTGATCCGTTTTCGTTTAATGTCTTGGTGTATGCACCGGCTAAAATAATGTCATTGTCTGAATCGATATTATTAAACACTGATCCATAGCCTTTAACAATGCCGTTTGATTCATCAATATCCTCTAATCCAATGGATGTTTGTTTGAAAATCATATCGTTTTACTTTTTCTCAAAATTAGTTTTTTATTGTATTCAAAATTCAGATACAAATATTTTTATTCCATCTTTGGTTCACCTTCTTCAAATACTATTGTATTGTCCTGATTTGCTAATGGATCATCATGATTATTAGTTAATAATATTTCATCTGGTATTCCATCAGTAAACGCATCACATCCATTTGATATTAATTTAAAATGAATGCATTTAAAACATATAAAATTGCTTTTATTTTCCATTATTTTTTAAAGTATTTATCGATTAGTTTGCCTATTTCAACTGCATATTTAGATGGATTAGAGGATAATTTATATTCTGTAAATCCCTCTGCCATAAATTCATCAATATTTGTAGATGCATATTTACCTAAATAATGCTTATTGAATGAAGAAAAATTCTTTTCAATTGTAAATTTAAGTATTTCAGCTTCATATCTATTTTGAATTTCTACCAATTCAGTGTAATAATCTTTGGTATATTCCCTAAAATTATAATTTAATAATGTATGCCTTGTAGATAAAACATGGCCAAATTCATGCGTTAATGTTGCAATTTCTTTATTTATTTCATCTACTGCGCTTTTACCTCTAACTATAAAATCCCTTGGAAATTGAGTAATTACTTTATTTCTATTTACAAATGCATCAGTTGAATCACCAAAATTAATTCTATTTATAGATCCATTAATTGTTTCTACAAATCCAAAATTTTCTTGTGATGATTTATATATTAATTTAATAGGTCTTTTTGTATTATATGGCCTATCAATTTTATATTCATTTGTTAATGAATTTAATTGCGCATTTAATTCATTCATTTTTGGCAAATCAATTTCACTTGAAACGGTTAATTTTTGAATTTTTATACCATTACTTTCAAAACTTTCAATGGCTTTTTCTCTGGCTTCCTTCATTGTTTTGGCATTGAATGTGCCATCAATAATTTGCTCTGCTATTGGTGCCAACACCTCTGGACTTGTTAATAATGCCTCGGTAATGGCGCTTTGTACTTGTGCTTGTGCAATTCCAAATCCAATGTCTGTAATATTTTCCCCTGTAGTCTGGGCATTAGGTTTTGGAAATACACTAACACCACATCTGCAATTAATCACATTACTTGCTGATCCTGCCGGATCCCCTGCCCATTTAAGAAATTGACCTTGAACAGAAAATTTACCGGCATTAGGTACCGTTTGCCCATTGGCTGCGCCATGGCTTGCTCTCTCTCTGCCATCAATTGATGTGTGCCATGTCTTCATTAAATCATTTCCCTCAAATACACTTTGAGCAGAAACAATAGTGGCATAATTCGCAGCATTAGTGGCTTCTGTACGTACTAATCTTTTAGATTGATACGTACTATACTTATTAAACTGCGTTTTAAGCATCTTGGCTTTGACCTTTTCCCCCTGATTCATAAATGCAGGATCAGACATTAGCTTTTGAGTAACTGCAATTAATGTGTTTTTAGCTGTGCCACTGACCAATGTAACCCTCTGCGCCCCTACTTGTTGCCCTACAAATGCAAATGATTTTTGCCAAATGGTCATCAAATTATCTAAATCGCTTGCCTTTTCAAGTAATTTATCGACATTCTTGTAGTACCATAAAGCAAAATGTAAACCTATTTTACTGTACATTTCTGTGTACATATTGATTAAATCAGTATCATTAAAAAATACTGATACATCTGTGGCTGATAATGCACCTTGTCTGATAAACATGGCTGATGCCTGATCGTATTGATCATTATAAAACTTATAAAAATCCTTTACAGATGATCTTTCGGCCTTGGTTAATTGCTCGCTAAATTTAGCTGTGTAATTTTCCTTGGCTGCTTTTATCTGATATTCTCTGGATAATAGCATAACTATTTTAGATCATAATCAATGTCTAATGCCTTTGGATTCTCCAACGCATCTATGGTAACATTCTGTGGCGCTAATGATGTTGGGATAAAATAGTCATTCATGTAGGCATTTACTTCATCCTTACCATAATTCATCGCATCCCTTTTTTCGTTTGGTGTAATCCACCATGCCGATGCAAGCTGACTAACCAACTTATCCACTTCTTCTTGCATCTCACTAATCATAGTGAAATCAAAATCTAAATATAGATTGGCACCAAATTGTGGTACTAACCACCTATTTAATTCATCCCTAATTTTAATTAGTTCTGGTATTACAGCATTTTGATACATGGCCTTCTTGGCCTCCTTCATGTTGTTGTAGGTAGATGAATCAGTATTATTAAGCAATTGCACAGGGATGTTATAGATATTACATAGATCCTTTACGGTGCCATTGTACTGCTCAATTAATGATAAATCTGCTGCACTTAATCCAAAATTAACCCATGATAAATCCTTTGATGACACAATCACATCACCGGCATTGTTAGTGCCTTGATATTGCTTTCTAAAATTGTCCTTTAGCGCCTGTGCTTGCACTTGATTTATGGTTCCTTCCTTATCGATTAGCATTCCCCTTGATGTCTGATTTTGCAAGTATTTTACACCTGTTGTTACAGCTTCATTGTTTGCTGTCAATACCCGTAAACCTGCTCTTAATGGTGATTGACCATAAAGATTAGATCCTGCACTATTGTAATCCGGATTAAAATCTTTGATGTGGCAAATGTCCTCTGGACTTATTTCCTGTGTCGCATTGTACCGGATTCTATATCCACTGATTGGATCTAAAACTCCCTGTGAAACGATTTCCACCAATTGACTTGGCAAAACATATAGCTGACCAAATTTAGCTTGGTTTGGCCCACTTGTTGGCTTAATTCCGTATATGTATCTGTTACCGGTTAGCTTTCCAAATGCAATCAATTCCTGTAAAAATGTGCTAAATGATTGCTCTGGGTTTGGCCTTAACAATAATGCCTCCAATGGACTATCAGTAACCGGTGTAAATGCTCTTTTGCGTAACACATTGGCTTTATACATTGCGCCACCATCCATAATTCCTGATGTCATGGCCTTATATTGCTTGGCTGTGCTTTTATCACTTATTTCATAGACTTGGAATGGTATTGTGGTAGCTGCTTTGGTAATTAAATTTATAATTGAATAAACGGTGGCATTTCTTTGGTACCCATTAACAATAAACGACTGATCATTTTCCTCTTGCATGATTATGGATGTACCTAACCATTGGTACAATAACTTATTATATGCAGGATCTGTGCCTCCTAATGCTTTGATGATTGACTGTTTAAAATTATTTATAATACCTGCCATGATATGCGCTTTTTTTTGTCAAAAATAATCAATTAAATTACAAAAAAATCATTCCTATTTTTATACTTTGAATACACCCCATAACGGATTGCATCCATTAAATGGTTCTGTTTGTCGATTGGTTTATTAATAATGGTGCCATCTTTCATCTGTTCCCAAAAATAAAACTGAAATTCATTATGTAGATTTTTGCTTTCATAGCTGTAAAAAACCTCATATTCCTTTAATAAACTAATACCTGCATTAATAGATCCGGTGCCTTTAATTGCCCCTTTGGCTAATATATCCATCTGCCTTAATTCCTCAATTGATTTTGGTTCTGCGCTATCGCAATAAAACAAATCCTGATCATAGCCATTGGACTTAATAAATTCTGCAATATCCCTGTTTGTCATTCCCTTTTTGTAGCATACCTCATGCAGGTACAACCGATCTTTTACTTTAGCTATCTGGACAATGGCTGTAGGATCCTGTGCATATCCAAAATCTAATCCATAGAATACTTCATCAAACTCCGGAAAATTATCTTTGGGAATCTGTTGCCATTTAGGAAATATCTGCCTTTCGGAAAATACTGCTCTTTTACCTTCCCCATAAACTCGCCAATAATCCGGATCTCGTTCTTTTAATCGTTCAATTTCTGCTACCAATTCCGCAGGTAAAAACTTATTATCTTGATAAGTTGTGATCCATGTTTCACAGTCTTCACGATCTACCACCTCATCATAAATCCAATGTATGGGATCAGATGGGTTAAAATCTATAATCATTTCATCCTCTGTTCTCATTAATAACTGCCTGTAATCCTCATAGTCTAATTCATTGCCCTCATTGATATAGCAAATATTACGTTTTCGGCCCCTAATCTTTTGTGGTTCATCTACTGATAAAAACTCCACCGTATGATGGCCGTATGTGTATGTGTTTTCGGATTTGTTATGATTGCCTAAAAATAAGATTCCTAACTTATCTAGGATTTCCATGAAATCCCTTTGGACTGATCCTTTAATGGCAGGCAATGTCTTGCGCACAATGCTGATTACTAATGGCTTTGTGGTGCTTGTTAGCTTGTAGATTAGGTATTGACAGATTGCATAGGTTTTACCGGATCTGGTGCCGCCTTGATGTACCTTAATCCTTGCCTTGCTGTTTAATGTTTGGTAAAATTGTACATTGCATTCCTGTACTACTCGTTTTCGATCTTTGCCGGTGTCCATTCTATGATTGATGATTCCACACCTGTTTCATGTTTGATTTCTGTTCTTTCCACATATCCCCTGCCCTTACCTTTTGTTTTTAAATGGAATATGATTGCCACTATGTTTTCTTTATTGATCTGGCTATGTAGCTTTGATTCTGACAGATCCAATGCTATATCATTTATTTCCTCTACTTGTTGTTTATAAACAGGATCTGTGTTCATCCATAGGTAATGTGTAGTGCGTTCAATACCGATTAGCTTTGCAGCTGTAGTAACGATGCCCAAAGATTTTTCCAATGCTTGGATCATTCGCTTTTTATTCCCTTCTGTTGCTTTTGCCCTTCTCATTTGCTTAATCTTACATTATAACCCTTTTCAATTAATTCTGTGTATGCTTTTTGCCTTGATTCCTCATCATTAAATGTCAATTCAACTAAAAACAAATCGACCGGTGATTCCTCTGGTTCCGGTTCTACTGATGGTTCAAATACCGGCACCTCTAAACCCCAATCATTTAGCAGGTGTTCATCCCATTGGTTGGCTAATATATCCCAATCCCATTCACCATACCCTACATTATCTTTAATAATAAATTCCTTTTGCTGATCAGCTGTTAAATTATTTGCCCTAATAATTGATACTCTTTTTAATCCGGCTTCAATGCAGGCTTTTAATCGCATATTACCCCCCAACACGATCATATATTCATCTACAACAATGGGCCGTAAAGCTAACATTTCGGGAAAATCCTTTATAGATTTAACCAATTTTTTAAATTTGTCATCCTTAATAAACCTTGGATTAGATGGATTAGGGATAATCAGCTTAATGTTTACTTCTTCAATCATTATTTATTCTTTTCTTCTATGATCATGTAAACCATGAATATTATAAATGCAACTATTATGCCACCAAAAAAGATTGATTCTATGATCAGCCTATCCATTAACGATCATAACCAATTACTAATTCCCAAACAATCCATGAAAAAATTAATACATCATTTCTGTTCTTTTTAGGCAGATTAATGCGAATGGATGGCAAAACTTCTATGGTGTGCCTTGTTGTTTTAATTCCGAAATATGTCATAATTTATTATTTATGTGTCTTTTTAAATACCAAATAGCCTTTTCTAAATCCTCTCTTTCGTTTCCTTTCCTGCCTGATCTTAATATGTACTTGATTGCATTACCTGTATGAAACGACAAATTAAACTGTTCAATTATATCGATAGGCTGTGGCCCTGTTATAGTCTGATAATGTGGTGGTTTATTCACCATATCTGGCTGATCTGTATAATTCATTTTTGTTTAGGTTAATAAGTGCTTTTGTACCTGCTGTTATTCCTCACCCAACAGCCATACAAATGTAAAAACTATTTCCATAGGTTTTACAAACCACAACATTTGTGAATTTAATTTTGTTTTTGATTTTGCAACTTACTGATTAGGTTTTTAAATTTTTGTAATCTGATAAATGCCATTCTTTTATCCTGTGGGCAATGGCCCTGTAAACGATCCATGGTAACTGCCACAAATATTCTTGAATTGGTGATCCTTTCCCAACCTGTTAGCTGAATATCTATGGATTCATTGGATAATAGGTATTGGTGGCCCCAATCCCATGCAGCTTGATAATTGGGTTTCATCTTAATATTTGTTCTTGTAGCTTACCATCTGTGAATCCAGATCTGTATCCGGCTTGATACAGATCTATAATTGGATCTGATTTAAAGATCCTTAACACATCAATTAACTCATCCAATGATCTAACTATTTTGTAGCAATATCCATGGTGTTCTACCATTGATTGAAATTTCTTTTGATTTGGCTGTTGCTTACGATTTGCAAACTTAACTTCAATGAACAGGCCATGATGTGTATTATTAGCCATTACAATAAATAGATCAGCTGCGCCGGCCCTTAATCCCTCGGCATTTAATGCCCTTCCTACCCTTGGATGTCTTAACCCACCATTTGGAATGCTAAAAAAATCATAGCCATTCCAATCAAGATACTGACATAGAATTACTTGCAGGTGATGTTCCTCTTTTTTCATGTTGATTAACGTTTATGCTTATCCATAAATTTAATAAATCCGGCATGATCATAAATTTCACTATCTACGATTTTTTTTTTAGGCTTTGGAATATCTATGGCTATAACTATTGCCGTAATTACGATTATTATAGCTGTACATAAAACAACAAAAAACGGATGTATAATCTTATTCATATTGCCATGTAAATTAAAAATATTGAAATGAACAAAATTGCCCAAAAATTAATTTCAGCGCTTAAATCTGCTGATGATGATTTTTTACCTTGATTTTCCATATTGTTAATTGTTAAATTTCTATTTGTTAAATGTTTGTTTTACTTTTTACCCTCATTTTGTTACCTAATTAGTTAACTTTTACCCTTATTATGTGGCATATCTTTAATTAATAATGGATTTTTGCCACAATAACATTAAACATTTTTTACATTTTACTCATTAATTGTTAATTGTCTTTAATGTTATTCAAAATTTACACTCGTTAATTATATAAGAGTAATTTATACACTTATTTTAATCTACCATGTTTAGTGTATTCACCTTTTTCCATGTTGTCGATATAAATATCCTCATGTGTAATGATTCCAAAATCTCTATTTGGTTTGAAATTTACGGTTTTAACCGGTTCATTTTTAGGATATAAAAAATAAATAATGCCTGTAATGGCAATACTAATGATAATTTTTTTCATTGGTTTAGGTTTTAAGTTTAAAATAATTGACCATTTTGATCAAATCTGACATCCATGTTTACCATAGATTGGATAAATTCTTGATAATATGCACTTTTATGTAGCGCATCTAGTTCTATTTCATTCAAATTAGATCTGTAAATCTTTGCTTTTATTCGATTTTTATCCGATTCTGGACATTCATATAATCCGAATTCTACTAAATGATCATACAATTGATAATAACCACCGGAAAACCACTTAAATTCTTTGCCCATTTTTACCATTAGATCTGCATGGCCATTGGCATTATTGATTGCCATCATTTTTAATTCTTCTTGTGATGGTGGATTTTTAGGGGTTTCCATTTTTGGCAACTTTGCAAGCTCTGCCAATTCTACCTGTTTTCGTTCTATGTACTTCCGGATCCATTGAACAAAATTGGATGAATTAAAAAATACCTGTTGATCTCTTTGCAGAAATTCACCGTTCAACCCCATTTTTAAACCAATCATAATTTCATCTTTTGTTAGATTTCCGAACAATTCCAGATCATCAGTTAGAATTACAATTTGCGCCATGTCCTCATTTTGATTCTCTGATCTTAATGATAATTTCATTTTTGCAATGGCCCAGATCTGTGTGGCTAAATCTGTCTTTTCGCTTGGTAGCATTAGCATCAATTTTGTAGATGCCTGTGCCTGCACTATTTTGTTTTGCAGATTGCTAATATTAATCACCGATGGCGAATGGATTTTTATAAGTTCCGTTTTCATGTAGTTTTTGGATTTGTTGTCGTGCTAATTCTATATTATCTAAATTGGTTTGGTGTTTGCCCTTAACTTGATTTTGAGAATTGTAAATAATTGGATTGCTAAATTTATTATTATTATTCATCCAAGTATTAATCCTTCTTAAAATATCAAAATATTTTTCGGCTTCCCATCGTTCTTTTCCTTTATTATCTTTTTCTGTCCAATAAGAAAAAAAGTTATCATATTCAGAATTTAATAAATCAATATGTGGCGAAAGCATTTCGCTAAAACCTACTTTACTTTCATTTACTTTAATTTTATTTACTTTACTTTCATTTCCTTTACTTTCCTTTGTTGAACGGTCGTTGAACGGTCGTTGAACGGTCGTTGAAATATCTATTGATTTTCTTTTGTCTGCACTTTTTTGACCTGCCACTTTTCTTTGTTCTTTCATCTTAAAATATGGCTCTAAATAAACCAACATCTTTGGACTAAAGAATTTTTGTTCTTCATCAATTTCAAATAATCCATAGTTACAAATGGCAACTCTGACCTTTGCTTCTGATACATTAAATTCCTCTGCTAAAAGATCCAGATCCTCTAATGGATACATCAAATCCTGCTGTTCTCTTAATGTTTCTAATAGCATAAAATAAATGCCATAACCTTCCGTTCCAAGTTCTTTTCGTAACCTACGGATTTTCCTGTCATGTCTTGCATTACAAAAATGCGGGAAATAAAATGCTTCTTTTTCCATATTTAAATTCTATTTGAAATTATTTCACAATATTTTTCATCTATCTCACAACCTACTGAATCAAATCCACAGTTTTTTGCAGCTATCATTGTTGTTCCGCTTCCTGCAAATGGATCAAAAATAATATCACCATCAATTGCTGTAATTTTTATAATTCTTTCCATCAATTCGATTGGTATTTGGCATGGATGTTCTGTTTTTTCTTTACTTACATTTTTTACTTGGTTAATTTCCCACCAATCATACAATTTTGCCCCTATTTTGCCATCCTGAATCCTTTGTTGTATTCTTTTATCATTTAGGTTTTTGTATGGCTGTAATTCTTTTCTAAAATCAGGTTTGCAACCCCACCAAGAAATTAATCGTGATTGCTTACCTGTGTTTGAATTATAAACCCAAGATACTACCTGTGAACATTCTGTATTAATTGCTTTTGGTAAAATATTGATTGTTTCTTCTGGATAATGAATAATAATACAAGGACTTTTTATACATTTCAATAAATCAATGTATTCATCATTTTTTAAATTATCGCTGTATTTTAAATAATGATAATTCTGATTATATGGTGGATCAGTAATTGTTAAAACCCTATTAAAACCTAAAAAGGGATTTGAATTAAAATCAACATTCCTAAAATCTTGATTTAAAATTGTTATTTTATTTTCCATTTGGAATTTTATAAATTAAAAAAGCCACCAAATAAATCCATCGGTTCTCACTTCGACTTCATTAAATGATGGCATTTTAAGACCTTTGATACTATATTGTGAGAACGTATCGCTTTACAAATATACTATTTATTTGATGATCGCAAAGGTTTAAAATTAAAAATTCCGGCATAATGTGGATGATCATTAACAAATTTTCTTGCATAATAGGCTGTGTAATTGTTGCTGACCTTAAAATATTCATTTGTTTTAATCCTTTTATGCCACCGTATTTCTTCAATAATTGACTTACTGCCCATTTTAATTTTGCCCCTTTGGATATAATCATAAGCAATATTCTTATAAACTTCGTAGATCTCTGGATGTTCTTGATCGTACTGCTGAAAAGTTTTCATTTGCGTAGGAAAAAAAAGATTAAAATAAAAATATAAAATTCACATCCTAACAATATCATTGTAGGAATCATGGCCTCAAACCATGAATAATTGAAAACACCTGTTAGCTTTAAAAATACAGCTATGAATGTAATCACTAACAAAATCTTGACTAATGGATTAAAATTAAAGTTAAATATCATATGCCTAAATGGTCATCAATGTGTGTGTATTTATTATTATTTATGGGTGTGTGTTTATTATAAATTGAATACCGATTATTAAGATAAATTAATAACGATTTTTCCTCAATTTTAGCATCATTTGGTAGGATGCCACTTCGCCTATGTTTCAAAACGACTTGCGTAATTTCTTCTATTAATTCAAGATTTCTTATTTCTTCTATCTTGATCCTGTGTAAAGCTGACATATTTTAGCTTTTTATAATTTGCCCTTAACTCTTTTGCTATGTGCGTAAACACCTCATTATAGGTGTACCCTAATTCGTTCTTTTTCATTTCTTTATGTATTTAACGATTGACATAATAGGGATCCCTATGGATTTTCCCTCTGTTGTTTTAAAAAATAATGTACGATTTCCTTCGGTGGCAAGTTCTAAAACTCCAGACAGATAGGCATCTTTATTACCTAATTTATATTGAATTTCAAATTTACTTCCCAATTCTATGTCCTTATGTTTAAAGACTGAATTTGCAACCGAATAAATGGCCCTTAATTCGCCATGCCTTGTCGTGTATTGACCTACTATTTTTCGCATAATTAAATAATAAAGGCCGACATTTCTGCCGGCCATAGTTTAAAATGGTAAATCATCATCCAAATCCATTGGCTGTGGTGCTTTTGTTGGCACCGTATTTACCTTTGGATTGATTTCTTTCTGTACTTTGGTAGGATTTGCCATTGGCAGTTTAAAATTGCCTAAAATGGGCAACTTTTGGCCACCTTCCCTTTCTTCTTTGGTTTGGCTTTGAGTTATAAATCCATTATTACCATAATCATCTGGGATTTCATTCACAAATCCCGATAAATTTAGCCATGAATTGCCGTTTTTGTCTTTGGTCAATCTTAATTTATCGACCTTGTTTAAATTAATGCTAATGTTTGTTAAAGTTCCCATGTTATTTTACTGTTTTTTTGATTGATGTTGTAGATTTTTTTGATGCCGGATAAAATTCGTGTGCCTCACCTGTTTCAGGATTTACAGTAGTGGTAAAATTGGTGATGGCTTTACAGAATCCTTCAATTTCTTTTTGTTGCCTTTTAAGGAAACTAATTTGATCCTCAATATCATTCCATTTCTTGGTGGCTGTATAATCATAAGATGTGCCGACCTCTGCTATGGCAAACTCCACCCCATGCACATTATGCTTTCCACCTAATTTGTGCAGTTCATCAATTGATTTCTGCTTGATTCCCTTATCTACCGTTTCAAATAAGATCTGAAATTTAGATATGATGGCCAATTGAGTTAATGGATCTTTTAAAGATACATCAAATTCATCCACCATAACTTGCGCCTGATGGATGATTTCTTGTTTATCCATGTTAATAATCATGGATGGTTTTAATGTTAATTCATTTTTCATTTTAATTGGTTTTTACGGTTGGTAAATAATTTTTTAACTTGATTTATTTTTATGTATTCAGGTTCTAATTGATCCCATAATGCTAACACTTGGCCTAATTCAGTACAGGTATTTAATGAGTTAATCAATTCAGTTTCCTCATCTTTGTTTAATTTAATTTCCTCTATCACTACATTAGGTTTAGTTTCTGTGGATGTCGCATCAGAATCCTTATTATCATCCAAAGCAAATAATCCATTTAACGCATATTTTCGTGAGTAACTTCCTGTCGTTCCAGAAATCTGCGCAGAATCCATGCCCTTTTTTTCTTCAGGTTCTCTGGCATAAGATGTGGCGCTGTAGGAATTCTCGCCATTGCTGATGGTGGCTGTGGCTTTGATGTAATATCTCTCGCCTATGATCACCATTTCATCGGATAGGATCAAATGGTATCCCTTGGGATTTATAATCGGCTTAACAGCTTCTATGATGTTTTCAGCTGACCTATAGGCATATTTTCCAAAGGAATTAAATTTATTCTTTGGTGCCTGTACTTCGGCCTGTATAATGGCCAAATCATTTTTTGCATTCATTTTACTTATTGGTTTGGTTTAGGATGTTTATAACTTTTTCTATTTCTGCATTGATCACAGGATCATTTACTTTTCGGCTAATAATACTCTGGATGTTATGGGGTTTAAATTCCCTTGCAGAATGTGGCAGATATCCCATTTTATTGAGATTCTCTGCCACCATTTGATTGATTTCGTATTGCTTTACTTTACGCATGATTGATTTGATTAGATTGCATTGGATCCGGCACATCCATGATTTGTACTAACCGGCCCCTAAATATGCGCCATTCTTTGTCTAAAAAACTTTGCGCCTCATTAAAGGTGTAAAACTCCCTGATCACCGTATAATATCCGGCATCATCACGAAATTTCATTTTCAAAATAAACGATTCTTCATTTTTCATGGTTTGATAATTGGTAGGATGTGAAACAATAATAAATAAAAAAAACTAAAAATGGCAATGCCACCATATAATCCTTCTGGATCTTGATGGTGGAAATCTTTGATGTAATTGATGATTTTTTTCATGGTTTGATAAATTAAAAATGCCATGGAATCTGCCATGGCACAGGGTTTTATTAAAGTTTTACGAACTTAAAATATGAATCTGATAATGTATATAAATGGTAAAATTTAAAAAAATCATTTGGATTAAATTCAATATTTTGCATTTCAAAATATGCTAAAATTATACCTTTTGTGTATGCATAATATTTATAGGTATTTTCTAAATTTATAAATTTAGATCCATCAAGTAATAAGAATTTTTGGATGTCAATTTCTACTTGATTTTCAGTTGGTAAGATTAAATTTGTCATGTTTTTGTTGGTTTGATTGTTTAACATGATGTAAATGTACAGGGTTATTTGATATTTCCAAAACATTTTAAAACTTTTTTAAAAAATAAATCAATAATTTTCTAATAAATTTTAATTAGTACCTTTTTTATTAGGGGCATTTAGGGGCATCAATGGGGAGTACTCCCTAAATATAAAAAAAAGCACCTAAAAATTAGATGCCTTTTTGCTACTTAACCAACAAACCATTATGAATAAACGAATTTACAAAACTTTTCCATCTTTAATAATCAAATTATGTACATTGCTTTTGCCGTTTTCAATTTCAACAATGGCAAATCCCTGATTATGTTGTGCCATTACCATGTATTTAGGTGATGTATATGTCAAACATCCTGTAGTGTATGTTTTAATTGATTCTTTAAATCCTGTCTTCTTCATGGCAAAACTTGTTTTATGCACATGGCCTATTAACGCATTGCACATTACCTTGTTCATTAAATTTTGCGCAGGATTAGCGCCACCGGATCCATACAATTCATGGCCATGTAGCACCAATAAATCACCCATGTAGCAACCCTGCCAATCTTGAACCATGTTATAACCTAACCTTTCTAAATGGAAAAATATTTCAAATTGTAGATCATGGATCTGTGCAAATTCCTCTGCTTGATTCTGTAGGATTCTGGCATACCGGTTCTCATGGTTTCCTAATTTAAAATAGATTGGAATATGTTTAAAAATATCCCTGATCCTCTGCATGAATTCCCTGCACATATCCACTTCTTTTGGGAAATCCCTTAAATCCGGATCTTTCTGATGGGCCGACAGACTGTACACATCGAAGACATCCCCATTAAGATACAAACAGTCAATTTCCTGATTCTTTAAATAACTAATTGCACAGGCTAATGATTCTCGATGGTGAAATGGCACATGAATATCTGATAAAATTCCAACCTTTTTAAATTGTTCTGGCAGATAAAACGGTAAATGATCTTTACCTATAGATTCGGAAATACCGAAATAGTCTAAACTGTCTAAATTGTAATCTTTGTATTCAGCTGTTTGCTTGGTGCTTTGCTTTTCAATGAATTCATTTTTTGCTTTTAATGTTATGCCTTGCATTATCATAACATCCTTTAATGCTTTTGGATTCTTATATCCGTAATCTTGGTAATGTTGCTCGTGAAAATTCTTTAGATTATAATGGCATTTGAAAAAATGATCTCGGATTATATTGTATTTTTCTTCTTTACCCATGATTAGTTTTTTTCAAAATTAGTCAAATAAACAAATACAAATCACATTTGTAAATTAACAAAAAAGACCACTAACAATGTTAATGATCTTTTTGCATCCCAACCTAACCAATAAACAACCCGATTAAAAATCGGGCCATTTACACAAACACAACCTATTTACTATGAAAACAAACTACTATTCTTGATAACTAACCCTGTAATTATTGGCAATATCTGTATAATTATTAGGGATATGACACCTTACAGTATACACATTTGATTTAACTGATAATTTAATTGAATCCATGATCGCTGAATCGGTTTCCGGTATGGCAAAATTAATAAAAAATTTATGTGCCATACTTAACATATTGTATTGAACCTGATTATAGAAATCCCCTTCATAGGTTTTACTATATTGCCTAAAATCATTGATCCTTTGCTGTGTTACAATTTCCTCAATCACTTTGGCTGTAGAATCTTGCGCCCTTTTAAAGGTATTATTAGTAAAAAATGCACCTAAAAATATAAAATCAGGAACACTACTTTGGTAGATTCCCTCATGTTCCATTAAATCTGTAGCAATAAAAGATGTATTTTGAACCCTAATAAATAGAATTTCTTTATACACATTTTGCTCTGTATCAATATTTCGTAAAACAAAATTATCAATGTATGTAGCTGTGTAACTACCTGATGCATCAATATAAGTTACCCCAATTCCTATTTCCATTGGGCCACCATCAGGCGCTGCTAATGTTGTAATTTTTATTACTTCATATTCTCCCTCGGCATTTAATATTTTTTCATCATTCCATCCTATTGTTCCCGAATTACCCCATGCCTGATTTACTGTTGACCAATACCAATAATTTCCAGAATAAAAATACCTGATATAATATGGAATTCTTGTGCCATTAAATCCACCACTTGCTTCATCTACATTAACTGAAATTAACAATTGATATTGATTTCCTTTTACAATATTTAAACCACCTGTACTATGCAATTTTTGTGTATAACTACCCAATGTTTGCGTATAATCTGTAAATCTATAGCTTTTTAATCCTGCAAATGGCACATCTGAAATTGTATAAGATCCGGTATCATTAGACCAATTTTCTAAATCAAATTCAAAAGATCCATTATAGTTTAGATCTATTTGCTTTTGTTCAATATTGACTACTTCTTGGTATCTTTTTACAGGTCGTTTAATTTCCCTTAATAAGTTGTTATTTATTGGCTGTGCTTGGCTTGGCGCTATGTATAACATAGATGGCTGAATGATATTTAGATAAACACCTAAATAATTGTAAATCACATATTTAATTTCTTCTGTGCCTCCGGCTAAAAATCCTTGTTTAGCTGATAAAATACCATTACCTGTGTATGTGCCATTTTGAATACCTGCTATAATTCTTTGATCACCATAAGATGATGAATTAACAATGTACCATCTACCAAATGATTGAAAAATTTTGCAATTAAATCCAATTAATATTGATCTTAATACGGTTTTAGCATCCCAAATAATGTAATTTTTGTGAAACATACCTGTTTTTTTGATGTTCACAATGTTAAACACATTACCCCATTCACTTTCTGCTGATCCTCTTATGTCATTAGATAAATAAATTTCAAAATCTAAATTTAAATAATTTAAATTATTGTGGATAAATTTCCACAATGTCGGATCAGCTTCACCATTTGCCGGCATCCATGTATTAAATCCTTCTAATGATCCTAAACCATCTGTGGCATTAATTGTCAATGGATATGGCTTTGTGGTTATAGCTTCGATGTAAATATCATTACTGATAAATCCCATCCAATATGTGCTATAATTACCGCCTGATGATTCATAAGATATTTTTAATTGATATTCCCTTTCATCATATTCATAGAAATTGTCATAAGATACCGTATCTGTTACCATTAAATGTAAAGATGCGTTTGATCCAATTAATGGCTCATATATATCATTATCTGCTCGCCATTCTATTGTTACCGGTTCGCCTTGGCATACCATAGGCAAAACAGATGATACATAATCTTTTTTAAGGATCTCTACCTTTCTTTTATTGCCTTTAACATCTGAAAATTCTAATCTGTATTTAACACCGTATGCCATATTATCCTATTCTATTTCGTGTTTTTTCTGCTCTTTGTAAAGCTAAAATTAAATCTTGGCCCCTTACTACAAACTCCCCAGATAAATTCATGTTATTGCCTCCACCATTGTCCAACATACTTTGTAATCTTGATAGTGGTGCAATTACTTCCGGATTTGATTTAGCACCCATGTACTCACCCATTAATCCCATTGTCGGGCCACTAACTATACCACCTTTAGCAAATGCAGGAATTGTGCTAAATGCACCTTGTACCACTCCCATTGCAGCTGCAATAAATGGCGCTATTGTTGCTATTCCTGCCGGCCCAGATGCTGCTGCTGCGTTTGTACCAATTGTAATCGCATTCGCTTGTGATTCGGCATATTTTGTAGCTACTTTTTTCTTACCAAAAATAGATTCAGCTATGGCCATGGCACCCATTTGTACCAATACATTTAACATGGCCCCTAAAAATCCTTCTAATCCTGTTTTAGCTAATCCAAATGAATTTACAATACTATTTCCAATGCTTTGAAAAACTTGCTGTGTGGCATTTTTTAACATATCCATGGCTTGCATATAAATATTAAATTGCTCTGCCTGTAATGCTAACTGTTCCTGTAAAACTACTGTACTTGCTGTAATCCCTTGTTCCATTACAGCAAAAGGTGTGGCAATATTACTAACCTGACCATATAGCTTTTGTAATGATGTAAAAAATTCTGATTGAGTAATATCGTAATTAAAAAAACCTTTGATTAGTTTTCCAAATTCTTGACCTTTTGATGATGTTGTAGCTAAAAATCTATTTAATGCGTTTTCTTGCCCTGATGTTATTGTTTTATTTATTGATTGTAGATCACCAAAAATCTCTTTATTAAGATCATTAATCTTACTACCTAATGCACTAAAATCAAATTTTTCTGCTGCACTTTCTTCATCACCACCTAAAACTGCTAAATCTGGACCTTTGCCCAAATCAATTTTTTGCGCCTTTGTTAATTGTGCAATAATGGCTTTATTTTCATTGTATAATTTAGCCTGTTCATTTCTTGCAGCTGCAATTTGTTGTGGTGTTCTCTGCATTGGACTTGCAGTATTTGGCCCTGTAGGAAATAACTTTGGCTGACTTAACATTCTTGCTTCTTGATCAAGCAAACCAATTTTTTTCTTTATTGCTTCATTAGTTGCTAAAACAACATCAAGATTCTTTTTCTGATCCTCTGTTAGTTTGTTTGTTTCACCTAATGCTTTGTTATAATCATAGGCTGATTCTGCAACATATCCTAAACCTGCTATTAATACCCCTAATGCGCCTCCTTTGCCTATTGTTAAATTAAATTTACCGGCTGCACTTGTTAATAATTTAAAACCGGTTAATACTTTTGGTAAAATTGATCCTGCTAAAAATAACAATGGCCCTGTTGCAGCTGCTATACCTGCAATGGTTAAAATAAATGTTTTTGTGGCAGGTGATAAATCACGCAAATAACCTAAAATTGAATTAAACTTTGTAATTATTTGAGTTACTGCCGGCAATATTACTGCACCAAATTGCACTCCCAATTCTTTTAATGATTCGTTAAACATCCTCATTTGATTGGCTGCACCTCCACCTGTCCTTTCAAAATCCCCTTGTGCATTGGCTGTGTTTTTCATCACATATTGATATCTCAAAAGTACTTTTTCAGATTGTGTCATCTGATCTAAATTCTTTTTAATACCTTGTTCCATGGCAAACTGTTTTAAGTTTACCTCTGTCATTACAATACCTAATCTTTTTAATGATTCTGTTTCACCTGTAAAAACACCATTTAAAGCTGTCGTAACTTCTTCAATGTTCATGTTTTTAAATGATGCAAGATCACCGGCTAAACCCACCATAGATGTGCTTAATTTAGCTGCTTGGCCTGTAGATAATCCCATTGATGTGGACATATCACCAAATAATGCAGCCATATCTAAAGCAGTACCCTCTGCAATACCAAATGATTTTAAGGTAGTTTTAGCAAATGCCTGTACATCTTTAGATGAATCTTTAAAAGCTACATTTACTTTATTTAAAGATTCTTCAAAATCAGATGCTAATTTAATGGCTGCGCCTCCGGCTAATGCCAATGGTGCTGTTAATCGCAGTGATAATGATTGACCTATGTCTTTCATTTTACTGCTAAAACCTGCTAATTTCTTTTCTGCTGATGATAACGCTGCTTCCAGATCTTTGGAATTACCGTTAATGAATATTTCTAATGTATTTGCCATACCCAAAGTTAGAAAAAAAACCAATCCTTTATTTAGATTGGCTTTTCTTGATTTGATCCATAAATGCTTTTAATTCTTCTGGTGATGATTTAGGTACACCCTTATTTAAATACACATCCTGTGGCAAAGGAAATAGCTTATCCGGTGTGATCAATTGTGATCTCTTTTTGGCTGTAGAATTTACGATCATGGCGCTTTCAAATCTACTCATTTCCCAAAATAGATTCATTTTAATTGACCAACTTTCCCCTAACAACGCATTTTCCTTCCATGTATTGCGCCAAAAATGATCTGGTAAAATACCTGCTTGACCAATGTAATAATCAAGCATGGCATCCCATGTTAGGGGTTTATCTGCTTTGGGTTTTTTGTGGATTTAGATACGTTCCTACGCACTCCGGCATTTAGATCATTACCCAATACCCTTGATTCCATTAATGTATTTATAATTGTGCCTAATGCTTCTTGATCTATTTCATCCATCCATGCACCTACAGAAAATTTATTGTAATCTATTTCATTATTATTTTCCTGATCATAAGCTATGATACCGGCATAAACTAGATCACGCATTGTGGCCATTGATAAACCGGATCCAAATACCTTGTCAACCTCGGAAATTTTAAATCCCGATGCTTCCTCAAATGCTGCCCAGAAATTCATTGAAAAATGTAATGTTCGGGTTTTGCCTCCCAATTCTAATTGGCAGTAACCCCTGCGTTTGTTGACTTCCATTTGTTTTTATGATTAGATTAAATTCAAATACCCAACACCATCGCTGATGTTGGGTTAATATATTTATTGCAAATTATTACAATACTGATTTAACAATTGCACCTGTAACAGTAATCGTACCACTAAAAGTTACAGCAGCTTCCATCTCACCTGTTTGCTCTAATGATGAAATAAATCCATCACAGGTATAAATTGAATCGCCTGCTGTAGTTGTTCCAAAAATTGCAGTTAATTGAGTTCTTGCAATTAACAAATCCAATAATTGCTCTGCATTATTAGAATCTGAATAATCTACCAAACCATCAAATGAAATTTCACCTGATTTTAAACCTGCAATTCCTTCCGACCAACCGGCTGAATCTTTTGTCGTAGCATCAGCCACATCCAAATTTACTGATAATGTACATGATGTGGTGTGTCCTACCACTGTGCCTTCAACCTTTAAAACAAGATTGGTGCCGTTAAATACTCCTGCTGTTGCCATATTATTTGTTAAATTTTATTCCTCTTTTTTTGTGTAAAAATAGAAAAATATATTACACATTTTCCCAATTGATATTTATATTTTCCCAATTCGTAAAAACCAAATTCCATGGCAACATCGGTTCCCAATAAACACGACCATCGATTACAATATCAAGTGAATATCTAACTACGGTTTCGCTTTCTGCAATTTCTTCTACAGCTGTTACATAGCCTCCACCAAAATAATACATTCCGGCTGTTTGAAAAAACCATTTAGTGTATTTTCTGGTGATCAGTAAATCGACAAATTGCTCATAATTCATCTGATCGCTGTAATCCACTAAACCTTCCACCTTCATTGTAACAGATCGTTTACCTGCTATACATTCGGCCCATCCACCACTATTCTTATTTGTAGTGGATGGTAAATCTAAATTCATTGATAATACAGCATTAGTGCTATGCCCTAATCCTATATCATTATTATAAACAACTACATTAGTACCATTATATAGCGGCATTTTCTTCTATTGGTGGCACAGGTGGCACCGGTTCCCATGGCAATGGTAATGTAATAATTGGTGGATTTACTAAATCCTCAATTTGCTTGGCTAAATTAATGTCCAATGCCTGCACATCCAATGATTCATCTAACCAACCACAAACAATGTCGTATGTTAAATCAGCATATGGAATGTAGGTACTACCTTCACTCTGTGAATATGTCTGGCACCCATAAACATCAGCAAAATATTGCTCAAATGTGGCATTTCTGCGCCAATGTACATACACTACAAAGTCTGTTTCTCCTTCATAAGATGGATAACATTGCATCTGACTGATTACCCATTCAAAGGATAAATCTGTGGTTTTAATTGCTCTATAATTCGACATCTTCTATAATTTCTATTTCTTTAAATTCTACACCTGTTACCCATCCATCCAAAAACGGATATATTTCTAATCCTTCTGGATTGTTAATTACGATAGGATCAAAATCAAAAGTTGATAAATTTAACTCCTTACTTTTTTCGTTTAAACTTTTTAAACCATCCTTTGAAAATGAATAACTACCCTTTTCGTTTAGGATTAAATTTCCATCTTTGTCCACCGATGCTGCATCTAAACGCAATTCTTCGGCCTTTTCATTGTAAACATCCAAAAATAATTGAACTTTTTTTGAAATTAGAACAATCTTTTTTTGTCCTTTTGTCTTACCATCTTTCGCATTAGAATTTAAAAAATGTACCAATGTGAATAACTCTACATAACTTTTTTTCATTGTATTTATTGATTTGATTTATTGCAAAGGTATAAAAAATATAATCACAAAAACTAGGTAACAATTTTAACAGTTCCACCATCATTGTATAAACTTCCTGCAGCTAATCCACCACCTGATGTCGGCAAATCCATTCCTATAGTATCACTACTAATTGATATTTTAGTTTTAAATGTTGTACTTGCCCATATTCCTAAATTTAAAGCACCCGTATCCTGTGTAGCCCATATTCCAGAAACATTAAAACTTGCATTATATCCTATGGCAATTCCTTTTTTTACGCTTTCATCTTGCATAAATCTTGCAAAAATTTGCACCGTAGTTCCTCCGCCTCTATAAACAGAATTAAATGCCGTAGATGCTGATCTAATCGCATTTAAGGTGTATCCATCTGTAGTGGAATTAATACCTAAATTACCTGCATTATTATAAATTAAACTATTTCCTAATCCTGTTGTTGATGTCCATAATGGCATAAAATTAGTAGATCCGGATCCGCTAACACCCCCTATTGTCCATGATCTGTCAACTGATAAATCAAGTGCAGTTCCGTTTATAGTCAATGTTCTGGATGTTGGAACATAAGATGATAAATCACTTGTTAATGCTAAAGTACCGGTTGCACTTGGTAGTGTGTAACTATATGTGCCGTTAGATATTGTACTGCTTAATGTTAATACACCACTGACTCTTGTAGTACCAACAACATCTAATTTAAAACTTGGACTTCCTTGATTTATACCCACATTACCATCCCCTCTGATAAGCATAGCGATACTGTTGTCATTCTTAATCATCTTTACTACCTCACTACCCGTTCCTAAATCTCCTCCTTTTAATACTGTGCCATATTGCCCTCCATTAACATAAAATTTGTATGATGCTGTTGATGTAGTTCCAATTGCCACATCCCCTGTACTTGTAATACGCATTCTTTCCGATGGAGTAAAATTGGTATTTGCCGTTAATCCACTATTAGTATAAAATTTAATTATACCATCATTCAATCCAATAACTGTTGATGTAGTTAAATCACTATACCATAAAGATGAATTATTATAATATGATTCCCCCGAAATGTATTTATAACCTCCTGCTTGTACTGAACCAATATAAACTCCACTTCCATCTGAATAATCTTTAAACTTGGCATTATAAAATGGTGCGACGGTCATTCCAACTGACAATGTACCATTTATATCAATTTTACTTGATGTTTCAGAAATAATACTATTACCTATCGCACTTCCACTTGTAAACTTAGCAACATAGTTTGTTGTACCTGAAATAGTTCCTGCACCAGAACTTCCACTTGTACCAGCTGTTCCATTAAGCGCAGAGGTTCCTGAAGAACCTGATGTACCAGTTGCTCCACTAGTTCCACTTTGTCCACTTGAACCAGAAGATGCTGACGATCCACTGGTTCCGCTAGACCCCGAGGTACCAGATGAACCTGAGGTTCCTGAAGATGCTGAAGTACCTGTTGTTCCAGATGAACCACTAGTACCAGAACTTCCAGAAGAAGCGGATGTTCCTGAAGATCCATTAGTTCCACTAGTTGCTGATGAACCAGATGTTCCTGAAGATCCTGAAGTGGCAGAAGTTCCACTACTACCACTAGTTGCAGAAGTACCACTAGACCCACTACTACCAGATGTAGCAGAAGTTCCAGATGAAGCTGAAGTTCCACTGCTTCCTGAGGATGCACTTGTTCCTGAAGAACCAGAGCTTGCACTAGATCCACTTGATCCACTAGTTGCTGAGGTTCCTGATGAAGCTGATGTTCCTGTAGAACCAGAGGTTCCACTTGTACCATTAACTCCAGATGTACCTGATGTTCCTGAAGGAGCGTTAAATGTTGTTTGTGCGTATGAGTAATAAGAACTACCTTCTGTATAGAAGTTTAATGTATGTGATACACCATTGATATTCTTTGAATTAATCTGTGCATAAATTCTATCACTTGCATTTAATGATTGTCCAGTAACAAAAGTATCACAATATAACTGTTGAATATTTACTCCATCTAATGCAACTAAAACAGTGTTAGTTGTACCTAATAAAGTACTTACACCACCCATTGTATATTTATAAAGAGTTACATATACCTCCCAGCTAGACGCAGAGTCTGCTAAGAAGTGTAAAGTAAATGACCAGTTACCAGCAGTGAATGTTGTTTCGTTAGGCACACCACTATCTGTAGCAAATGTAGCAATGACACCACTTGCACCACCTGCTAATATAATATTTGCAGTGGTCTGAGCTGATGCACTTGGGTTAGGGCTTAACTGTTTATATGTAGGAGTTCCAAATGCTGTGTTAGTGTTATTAGACAAGTTCATGTAATACACTTGTCCACCAGAGATACCTGATGCACCACTTGATCCTGAGGTTCCTGTTGTTCCAGATGATCCTGATGAACCTGAGGTTCCTGCAGATGCAGATGAACCACTAGTTGCGGATGTACCAGAAGATCCTGATGTTGAAGATGTACCAGCTGTTGCAGAAGTACCACTAGAACCATTAGTTCCTGAGGTTCCACTTGAACCATTAGAACCAGACGTGCCACTAGACCCACTACTACCAGATGTAGCAGACGTCCCTGAAGAACCAGAACTTCCTGACGTAGCACTTGTACCACTAGTTCCAGCAGATCCTGATGTTGCACTGGTTCCAGAACTAGCTGATGATCCAGACGTAGCACTTGTTCCACTTGAACCTGAGGTTCCACTAGATCCTGATGTTCCTCCACTACCACTTGTTCCAGAAGATCCACTAGTTCCGCTTGAACCATCAGTACCTGAGCTTCCATTTGTACCACTTGATCCTCCTGTACCTGAAGTACCTGATGACCCATTAGTACCTGACGAGCCAGATGTTCCTGAAGAACCAGACGTACCACTTGATGCAGACGTACCGCTTGTACCAGATGAACCATCAGTTCCAGTTGTACCACTTGTTGCCGAAGATCCTGAAGATGCAGAAGTACCTGATGATCCAGAGCTAGCTGATGTACCAGAAGATGCTGAGGTTCCATTAGAACCATCTGTTCCAGATGTAGCTGATGTTCCTGAACTTGCAGAAGTTCCTGAACTTCCATTTGTTCCAGATGAACCATCTGTACCAGTTGTGCCAGAGGTTCCACTTGATCCATCAGTTCCAGATGAACCGTTGGTTCCTGATGAACCGCTAGTTGCACTAGTACCAGAAGATGCTGAAGAACCTGATGTACCGTTAGTACCTGAGGTGGCACTAGAACCTGAGGTGCCTGATGAACCATCACCACCTGCAGCTCCAGCTAAGTTAATACTCCAAACAGAATATGTACCACTTCCTGTAACAGCAGAAGGTAAAGGTGCTTCAAATACTAATTGACCAGTTGCTGAATCATAACTAGCAATATCACATATTTGATAATTAAGATAATCATATGCAATCAATACAGACTGTGCAGCTGTAAATGCTAGTCCTGGTTGAACCATTAACGTACCACCATTACCTAATGTAAGAGTACCTGTTGAGAACGTTTTATATATATCACCTGTTAATCCTGAAGAACCAGAGGTGCCTGAGGAGCCAGAAGATCCTGAAGTTCCAGAGGAACCTGACGTTCCAGAACTTCCTGAAGTTGCTGAAGAACCACTAGTTCCGCTAGTTCCTTTTATACCAGAAGACCCACTTGTGCCACTAGATCCTGAGGTTCCTTGTGTACCAGCACGTCCACTAGTACCTGATGATCCAGAAGAACCAGAGGTACCTGCTGTTCCCTGTCTACCACTTGTAGCAGAAGTACCATTGGTTCCTGAGGAACCTGATGTACCATTAGTGCCACTTGTACCTGTAGTTCCTGATGTACCTGTATCAAAGTTACCTAATGTACCATCACCTAATACCACTTGTTGGTTTGTACCACCAGCTGTAACAAAGGCAGGGGCATTTATATCTCCTTGTAATGTAAGACTATAGTTTCCTGTAATAGTTGTATTTTGAATCAATGATCCACCAAGTCCTACGGGAGCACCTGGTGTAGTTTGAATAATACCATTGTTAAATACATACCCAACCATTGCATCACCAAAGGCTGCATCAATCTTCTGTAAAGCTAACTGTAAGTTATCATTAGTGTTAATGCCTGTATATATCAAATTGGCTCCCTCGTAGAATACGCATTGGGAGTTTAATATAACGGGACACTCGAAGGTTGAGCAATTTATATCCATAGTGATATTTATAAATATTTTACATACCAAATAGTAGTAAAAATAGTTAAATAATTTTAGTTGTTACGTCTAGTATATAAACTATAATATATAATATAGCAATAGGAAACCTATTTCATATTGTTTTCTTCTTGTATTGTCATTTTGTATTCTTTAGCAAATTCAGAATCTAAAATAGCTCTGTATGTAAGAACACTCTTTGTTATTGGCATAGCCTTAGCTAGATACTTTATAGGCATTGCTTTCTCTCTTGCTTCATCATCTGTTGTAGAACTATTGAAATCAATACCTGTAACTTCTATAAAGAAATGATCAAAGAACTTA